GGGGCCGATGGTAAAGTCAGGATAGAAGCTGGTGATGACTGATGACTGGGATTTGACCTCTAACTTCAACCCCGCTCTGGCCAGCACAAAGGTAAGAATGTCTTTGACGCTCATCTGGTTAGAAGTTTTATTCCAGCGGAACTGATATCTGGCTCTCCAGGCGGTTATTGCTGTCCAGCCATCCTGAGAGTGAAGAATGAGGCTAGCCTTACCACCCGAGCTGGTATGCTCATAAGCTTCCAGGCTAAAGGTTTGACCCGAACTCACTTCGCTGCCGCTGGTAGTCACATAGCCAGGACTGAAGTCCAACTGACAACCAATGTCAAGAACCGATAAATCCCCCTGCCCCAGCGAAGCGTACTGCCCTTCATCATTCCTCAGTTCCACAATTAGCTTACCTGAGGTCTCCCCCATCTCCTGCCTCACCCCGATAACATCAGCAGTCAGGTCGAGGCTCTGGGTGGTTAGATTGGCTCTCCATACTCCGGCAGGATTTGACAGCCAGCAATAATCACCATAGTGAGCTATGGCCAGACCATATTCTGAAGACAGGTTAAACGGCACCGGCTCTCGCCAGAGATTATCAATGAAGCTGGCATCAAGAACAGAGTGCGACCAAAAAGGACGGTTATAGGCTTCGCTGCCGGTGAACTTCTCAATGAAGAAACCACGGTAAACATCCGGGTTGTCCAGAAACGGGCGGTGATATTCAAACTCGCCATCGGATGGAGCCGAGGCAAGCTCCTTCAACTCTGACCAGTCACCAGCGGCGACGTCGCCACCATCTCCATAGACCAAGCTCCACAGTTTGAAGTTACCCGCTGAATCCTTCCCGGTAACAAGTAGATTCCAGTCGGCATCATAGACAGTGGCGACACCGGATAAATTACCGGTAGTTTTATCCCAGGCTGATTTTGTCTGCCATTCACCAGCCACATACTTCTTCACATAGAGAGTCGCCTGGTCAGCGAAAAAGATAGCCAAATCACCGTTGGACTTATAGGCGGCAGCCAGACCATTAATGCTAGTAGTGGGGGAATAATCAATGACCTCAGGACTCCCCCAGGTAACACCGTAGTCAGTACTCTTTATGCGCTGGATTTTTCTATTAACACCGTCTATCCAGAAAATGGAGACCTCAGCTCCCAGGGAAGCACAAGCGACAACAGCAGCATTGTACTGGTTAGTGTAAGTCCACTGGCTGAAGTTGCTTGAGGGACCGGGATTAGATACTCGCTGGTGATAGAGCTTCCTAGAATCGGAAGGGAGGGTTATTCTGGCCCTGATGAAAGAGCCGTCACCGGGCATAGTTAGCGCATGGAAGTAGTCATCCTCCGAGCCGGTATAGAGCCTGGACCAGTCATATCTGACCACACCGGCAATTTTATTCCTGGCCTCCACTTTAACATAGGGAGTTGTCGCTGCCTGTTTCTGGGCGGCTAACAGCGTTGATGTTAGACTTCGCATCGCTTCTCTTTCCTTTCTGGAGCTAATTAGCTTTGAATTGAATCACCCGGTTGATTGGGGATATATCTGGTTCCCCAGAAAAGGTGACCAGCAATATAGCCGAGAGCAAAGACCAGGAGAAACCAGAAGATTAAATCCCAGAGCCAGTGCCCGAGTAGTGCGCCGATGGCTACCATGCCAATGATCCAAAGACCCTCAAGTTTATGCCAGGTATCCCGCAAGATATAGGTCCAGGGACGACCACCTATTCTCGACCACAGGGCTTTATAAAGCGTTGCGAGCATAGCCTCTCCTTACACCAGAGCTGCCAGGATATCAGGAAGCGGCTTATCCGCTCTCCGGTAGTGATTAGCCAAGTGCCTGGCAGCCTCAAGGATTTCCTCGGGACTGGCTTCCACTGTCCTCCTGCGATATCCATTTAGCGAGAGGGCAGCCACCGCCGCACTCATTAAATCCCAGTCAACCGTCTTTTCAACATCAAGCTTGCCGCGAAGGGCTCTAAAGATACTCTTCTTGTGATGAGGTAACTTCCAGGTATCGGGGTCTTCAGGGTCGCCAACGATAGCAAATGCCTCCTCAGGCAGTCCCTCCCTGGTCTTGATTTCTACCTTTTTCATGATTATATCTACCTCGCCCCCTTATACTTAGTAACCCTATCCCCTTTATCCCCTTCCCCTTGGTAAGGGGAAGGGGAATTGGGTTATGTAAGAGGGGCTTCGCCCCTCTAAAACTCCCTGTGAGCATATTCGGAGGTTCCGCCTCTCTTTGACTCTCCCTGGTTCTTAGAGTGGCTTCACTCCTTTTAGACATGCCGTTAATTAAGGTCCATAATCGGTTGACTTGGAGACAATGGGATAGTATGGCTTATAGAGTGAACGGACTCTAACCCTATTTCTCCTCCCCAGCCGCCTTAGCTCCTGTTTAAAATACCTCAGTTTTTCGTTTCCCCAGGCAAGAAACTCCTTAGGGGTGATGCCACCGCCGACATTAACCCGGTTTATGGCGTAGACCGCCCATTCCACCGCGGCGTAACCACCAGCGCCAGCAGCAATTAAATCTTCGTGATAGGTAGAAAGGGTAGAGCTTGTAGCATCAAGGGTATGGAGCTTACCGTAGTAGATGCAGGCATTAGAGCCATCGGGTACCTCATCGCCAAGGATAGTTAGAGTGTCTCCCCACAGGGCAAAGGGCTGGTAGCGCCCGGGGAACTGAGCCACCGGGTATTCTACGGCTTCAACCATAATCCTATCGGTTATGGTGGATATATCAAGTTCCCTTGAGCCCGAAGTAGTAGCTTTAGTTGACTTCTGCTCATGGGGAAGATACTCCGAGAAGTCTTTTAAGGCATGGGCAATATGCCTATCCAGCTCGTCATCAGTCCAGCGATAGTTACCGGAATCCTCATCATGGAGGTCACGCCTGACTACGGCTCTCATATCAGTTAGGTTCATAATTACCGCTCCTTATAGCCTTCTTACTTCCAACCTGTCCAGCCTGGTACAGGGCAGTCCCTCGTCGTGCCGGCAAATCTCTAAATCGCAGAAGGCTATTTCCTCATTGGGCTCCCCCTCATTGAGACTGACTGCCTGCTTAGATAGGCTTTTGGCATAAGCCATTAAATCCTGAGCATCAGCTTCGCTAGCAAAGGGCAAATCAATTCTTACTCTATACTTCATCTGTACCTCCACTTAGTAGCTAGATAGTTATGCTGGATTTCTTGGGGGGTTAAGGCTCGGTTGTAAATCCTGACCTCGCTGATAATGCCACTATAATAACCGCTAGCAGAGTATCCCCATCTTCCCAAATACAAGTTCAATCCACTCGCTGTTAGTGCAGCAGAAGGAAGACCATCATTTGAACCTACAGGAGAACCATCCAAGTAAAGCTGAAATATAGACTCAGCAAGACTCCAAGTTCCTACAATATGATGCCAATCAGTATCTCCAGCCCAGCTATAGGTAGCACTCTTACCTCTAACTTGAAAATCAATTAGGTCGCTATTGGGTCTAATAATACCCCAGCCCTGACCAGCCGATGAGTTACTTGTGCTACTTATAAATACTCGCCATCCTGTCCAAGTCCCAACCTTTACCCACATCTCACAGGTAAGGGCAATTGCCCCATCTTGATTAACAGCAATGGGAAGTGTTATTAAATCACTCGTGCCATTAAACTCCCTGCCTTGTGGTCTCCACGTAGCTCCAGTAACCGTGCAGAGGTGACCGTGCTTATCCTTTGACATAAAGGACGCACCATCTGAGTCATAAAGGGGAAGATAGAGCACCAAACTAGGGTCAAAAACAAAGTCCATCAATCACCTCAACTACCTTTATAAATTAGCTTGACATAGCTTGAGTTCTTCACTTTGCCGACAGCGTTCTCTCCACCGGCAGCCCCCGACTTGATTGCCAGCCGAACATCAAAGGGCACAGAATTAAAGTCAGCTACGGGTTTGAAACGACCACTGTAGGTATATTCCTTATAGGCTGAGGCATCAGCCGAGTAAGTCACCTCATCATGAAGGTCAACCCAGGTGCCACCTTTATTCCGTGCCTGCCATTTGAACAGGACGTTTTCAAGGGTGCCGCTGGACTTTACCGCACAGGTAAGCCCGAACTCAAACTCAATAACAGCTCCCAATGCCGGCGGACTAATGCTAACCTCTTCTACGGCTTCATATCCATCACCAGCGGTAGTCTTTTCCGTGCTCCATTGAACTCCGTCCGAGGTCAGATTGCCCCCAGCAAAAGGATGCTCGACGTGTTCTATTACTGCAAGTGCCACAATTCACCTCCATAGGGGGGAGGGGTAAAACCCCTCCCCTTATATTTATTTTTTAAGCGGCCGTTGAATCAGCCCTTGAGCCGGGCTCCAGGGCAGCTACCGTAGCCGAAACCATATAGCCGATGATGGTATCGCAATCACCGGAAGTGGTTGGCTTGGTCTCGATAATCTTGCCGTTATCCGTCCCTTCAGCAACATAGACGGGGTTACCGGCTGTCCCGCCGGAGTAGCCACTAACTACTGCCCGACGGTAAGCAGTGATAACATCGCCACTAGCACCATCCTCACCAGCCACCAGTCTTCCCTGAATAGCCGTGCCAACGGTAGCCAGTGCCCTCTTCCAGCCTGAGCTGTAGCCCAGGATATCACCGGCTTTACAGGCTTCAGCCAGTGTTATCTTGACTAACCCTTCACCCTGCTCAGTAATCCTTCCCTTTCCCGGGTCAGAGAATGCCATTTCTCAACCTCCTTATGTATTTAATTAGTCCTTAACCCCGATTAAAACCGCACCCTTAACCGAACTGAATAGAGCCAGGGATACATACCATTTAACCCGGGTTCGGGTGGCATCCTTGCTTTCCATAGAGCCGATTGGCTCCACGGTCAGGTGCCCGGGGCTGGTTAAGCCGCAGAGAGCCCACTCGCCGAACTGAATGGCATAGATAGTGGAGCAGTCACTGCCAGTAGTGCCGGTCTCAACGCCACCGCTAACCGTGTGGGTATCCAGTATCCAGTCATTGACACCAATCGGGATACCATCCCATAACTGAACAAAGTTACCCCACTGGTCACGGTCATTGTCTACCATTCCCCCGCTGGCTCTGACCAGAGCATTAATCTTTCGCCTCGAGCGGCGGCTCATCAGCAGCATATCGGGTTTGCCTCCCTTTACCGCATCAATAAGTTCATCCAGCTTGGCTAGAGTGAGAGTAGCGCCGGTATCTCCCATAGCTATTACCTGGTCACCAGCCGTGGTGGTATCGATAAGCTTTCTAAGGCCATCGAACTGCTTGGGTTCAGCCGTGATATCACCATAGATAAAGGTCTCCTCAAATTTGTCCTTGACTGCCTTAGCCTTCAGTTCAACAACGGCTCCCTCCAGGTCCTGAACATTGCTCCGAGTGGACTTGAGAAAGTTATCGACATCAGCATCGCCACCCATAATTTTTAAGTTTGCCGTTTTCTGTTCAAAGGTCGGGGTGGACTCAACCCAGGTATCACCGACATCGTAGAAATCAACACTGGGCAAAGTCTTCTCCTGGTTATAGGTCAGACCATTACCCACAATCTCGATGAAAGGGAGTTTCTGCAAGATGGGCGAATCCTTAACGATGGTCTCCACCACCCCTTGAAGTAGAATATCATTTGAAAGCTTAGCTGCTTCAGCCAATGTTAACGCCATTTATCTTTTACCTCCTATTGCATATTGAATTTTCTCCCGCGGAGATAGAACTGACAGATCAAGCGGCGTCCTCTGGGGAGCACCAACAGGTATTTTTGTTTTGGAGACTTCCGCCTCAATTCCCTGTTTGACTCTATCGATAAGGGTTCGGGCATTTTCCAGAGATTCATTTATGGCATCGATAGTGTCCCCGGTGAGCAGCTCATCCAGCACTTCTGGATTTGCCTCCGCTACCATAGCCCGATAACCAGCCACCGCCTGAGCTAAGGACTCATTGAGTTCAGCCAGTTTCCTGTCCGACTCAGCCACTGCCTGCTTCAGGATGACAATCTCACTATCTTTGCTAGCCACCCCCTGCTCAAGCTCGGTAATGGTAGCATTTCTAGACTCAAGCTCCCTGGTAAGGGCTTCCTTCTCCTGCTTCAGTCTTTCCAGTTCGTCTCTGGCAGCTTCAGGCTCGTCTATCAGTTCCTGTTCTTTATCAGCCACAATAATTCCTCCCGCTGATTATTCCTCAACGCCTTCCGCCTGAGACGATAAAGCCCTCTCTCTCGCTCCGCTCCTGGTGGACTTAGCGTTAAGCTCTTTATTCATCCTGAGGATAGTTTCCCTCTCTTCAAGCCATCTTTTGAACTCGTACTCGGGGTCCCTAATACCAAT